ATAAAGTCTAATGGGGTAAATCCAAATCGTTGGAAAATTCCTTCAGTGCTACCTATATTGTTACCGTTCTGATCAATCTTTTGTTTGTGAACTACAATTCCACAGTCTTTTGATATATGCCTTGCAACAACCCTTGGTATTATTTGAACACTGTTATCAGGGAACGAGTATTTTTGTAGTCGATCGCCCTTGTGCACTAAGTATGCAAACGTAATAGGCATTCCTGCTTGTTCGTAGTTACGTACTACACCACGAACAAGTTCGTTATCTCGTTCTCTTATTTCTGCTATTTTTTCTGCAGAAAGATGTGTTTGAGGACGATTACCGTAAAAATCAAATTGCGATAGATTATCTTTAGCCATAATATTCCTTTCTTAGTCGGGGCTACCCGTCGGTAGCCCCTTTAATGTGACATTAATTAAAGATCAATTAGAGTCCGCCAAATGCTGACTTACCAGCAATCCACTCCATAACATCACCAGCAGAACCTCCAGCAGGACCAGAAATAGCTGTTGTTAATACTTTACCAGCAGCACCGGTTCCAAGGACCATTCCAATAAATCCAGTGTTAACGGCTGAATCAGCAAGCAAACCAGTTTGAGTAGCATTGATCTGTGCTCCAGGAGTTCCAGGAACTTGAGATGCAGAGGTAATCAAAGAGGTAGCTGTATCTTCACCCATTGGAGTCATCTGAGGGAATGAAGAAGGTTGCTTAGCAATTGTAGGCCAAGAGAATGCAGTAAATGTAGATGTATCGATATCAATAACAAAGTTATATGCATCAGTTATTGAAACTACTATTGCTGATCTGTTGTCAAGTTCTACCATTCCAGCCGCAGCAGGAATTTTTAATCGTACAACTTGACCAGGAGTCAAACCATGAGCTACAGATGTAGAAACAGTATTGGTTGTCTCATTTATGTTCACGATGTAACGATTTCTTGGATAGAACAATGGGTCAACATTGATCTTACGATAGAATCCAGCGCCACCAACAGCACCAGGAGCATTTGCTAAAACGTTAGTTGCGGTTAAAAGTGTAATGCTTACACCAGCAGACACTGCACCAACAACCATATCAATACCGTTAACATCTGTTTGAGCGGTGCTATTCATGCGTACAACATCACCAACTGCAATGTTAGTAGTTGTAGCAGTAGATACAACAGGTTTTGTTGCATTTGTTGAAGCAGTTGAAACAATAGCAGCACCAATAACTGGTTGTGATCCTAATGCTTTACCAGATGAATCAAACAGGGTGAATCCACCGGTTAAAATAACATCATCAGTTGCAGCATTGGTAGTTACTGTTTTGTAACGTACTTTTGCATAACCAGGAGCATTGCTACGTTGCCAGAAGAATTCATAACCTTTGCTATCAGAAGCAGCAGTACCTTCTTTGCCCCATTCTGTAGCATTACGAACAATCATATAATCTGCGTTGGTAGGAATTGCAACAATTCTATTTGGTACACCAGCTGCAGTGGTAAAAGTACCTTGGATTAATACGGTTCCGTCCATTATTTCTCCTTAAAAGCTTAAAACGCAACGCAAACGAGCAATCCATTCATCGTTCAAGATTCTTTGTGCCATTGCAGTTTTCCAGCCTAAAGTAGCTGTTTGTGCAAGTGCATCAGAGAATCTAGGGTCACGATAGATAAGTTCACTATTAAAACCATCTTGTGTCACAATACCATATGCATCCATACCAGTAATAAAGACGTTATACACATCAGCACCATTTGAAGATGCATTAGGTACAACACTTCCTACAGAAGATACAAAGAATCTTGCTCGACCAGCGGTCCCAAATTCGGATCTTAATACTGAACTTTGATTTGGGTATTGAGCAACATTCAAGAATCCGTTCATTCCTTCAAGATCAGACATTAAGTTTGTGCTGCAAAGTGCTGCATAAGAGTTGTTCACAGGACCGGATCCAAATCGGTTTTCACCTTGGATCTTATCAAGCATTGTGTACGCATCATTACTAGCAAGAACACGAGTAACGTTATCAACGTCTTGTCGAGTTATGTCGGTTGGAACGTCGCCAACTGTTCCAAATACTGCGTTAATAGCAGTTGCAGAAGCAGCTAACATGTCCCTGGTTAGCTCATCTTCAGTTTCTCGAAGATTAATTCCGAGCATACGGGTACCCCAGTTGAGGACCGGATCTTGACTGAAGAGAGTTACTTGTTCTTGAAGTGCAATAGCTTTACCGTAGGTAGACATGGTAGCGTCGATATCCATAGCCGTTAAAGCTTCTGGAACAACTGGCGCACCAGAGTTACCTAATGGAACAGGCGCAGTACTTAATTTGTTAGGACGACGGAATCTGGTAGTTGCTCCAGATTTTCTTGGTGCTTTTACACGCATAGCCGCAATATTATGAATCAAGTTAGGGACTTGTACCGCTAACATAGTTTCATGAAAATGTTGCTGGACTGGAGCAGGTAAAACACTCGATGTAGTTATTGCCATGAATTGGCTCCTTGTACATTTATAAATGAATATAACTATATACAAGCTGGCGAAGCTTAAATTGCGCCCATTGGCTGACGAGACCAGATACTACTTTACAGTAGTAATTGCGTCGGATGTGATTGTGGGATTAACGACGTCCCGTTTTCGTTCAACAAGATCATACGATTAAAGGGAGAGAGAATCAAGGTCGGGTCCGGAGAAATGGATTGAAAAACTCCGGACCCAGACAAAGAGTAGTAGAGAAGCCTAGGTTAAATGTCTTGCATCTCATAATGGTTACCATCAGGCTTTTTAAAATCTCCCCCGTGGCGATTATGTTTATGCAAGCTCTTCCAGAACTTTCCAAATGGCTCATGCGACTTAGTATCAGTCAAATACTCCCCTTCAGGAGAGAAGAGATTAAGATCAACCGATAAACGCTTACAATGCAGGCTATTTTTAATACCTTTACCATTTTTGGCATAGATATCAGCCTGTTCTGGAGTTCTGAACGTTTCTCCAAATGTAACACGGTATCCTTGCTTGTCTATATAGTTTATTAGACTTGCTACATTTACCGCAAAGATAGCCTGCTTTTCTGAAAGTTTCATTACATGTTTTCTATTGCTGAATTCATCTGACGCACCAACATTTCTTGTCTTTCTCTGCTCACATTACCATCTTCAGCAAATCGGTTAACTTGAGAGAGTGGTGATTGAGGACCTTGAGACTTAATTGATGACGACGACTTTGGCTTAGCGCTATTATTTATAGCTCGAACTCTATCATGTGAAGGCCTTACATCTTTAGCAGCATAACCAAGGCTCTTTATAAACATATAGGCAGATTTACCAGAAGCGTACATGTCACCACTTGATGCGAGCGTCTGTGCTACTTCTGGGTGTTCTTGTTTAAGTCGTTCTATATTTTTTGATGATACCACAGAGTCAAAGTCGCTGTACTGTGACTTTAGTCTTGTTTCAGCGCTCGATATTACTGTTTGATACTTGTACTGTTTGAGTTCTTGCTTTATAGCGTTCATCTCTCTACGCATAGCAGAAACATGGCGACCTTCAACAAGGTCATCGTCGCCAAGACCGTAATCTAACTCTGGTTCTGGATCTTTCTTCTTTTCACGGCTTCTTTGGATCTCTAATTCCAACTCTTGCGTACGCTTTTCAGCCCTGAAAGCCTTTTCCCTCAACTCACTCCAAGAGTCCTTAACGGCCTTTTTTGTTGGTACTGGAACTGGATCAGACTCTTCTTCTTCTATGTCTGCATTATCGACATTTTCTTCTTCATTATTGTTTGATTCTTCAACATCTTCGGATTCAGGTTCCGGTATTTGCTGGACTGGTGCTTCTTCGAATACGGGCTCTGTCTTGGTCATATTCTTTACGGTACCGTCTTGGTTATAGTCTACTTCGAAACTCATTATTTCAGCTCCTTTAAAAGTTTGTTCTTATCTTTTTGGTTTTCAGCGTGATATGAACCTTTTGTTTCACTATTTAAGTCTTTGCATATCTCAAGCAGTTTACCTTCTTCGTATGCTTTGCCAAAGAATAGAAGGTCTAACTGGGGACCTTCAATCTTCGACTCATTCAGCTTATAGTCTGCTAGTATCTGTGGACTTACCACTGACCAAATATACTCTATAGAATGACTTTCGCTGTCATACTTATAAACATCCTGGCTATAAAATGGTGTGGGGCAGGTGCGTCGTTCAAACGCGAATATTCTTGGAAGGACATTAACGAGAAGTTTCTCTTTCTTGAGGCTCACTTCAATAAAGAAGTCACTAGCAAATCTTTTTTTACCGCGTCCAATTGCAGCATGAAGGTGTTCTAGGTATCTATCTGATTCTTGCTTTTCAATATCACCTAAAAGCATTCCATCGTCAGGACTTTGTTGTAGCTCAGCGGCTACCTGTCCGACTGTTTTATCTTTTTTTACTATCTCTGCCATCTCTCTCCTAGACGTAGAACTCTATAACTTTGGGAATTTTTCCCATTTTTCCCATTCTCTTGACCATCTTACAAAAAACCCTCACCTATTGCTAGATGAGGGAGAGAAAGAAAGAAGAGTAGTGTGGAGTTACTTTTTCTTTTTTGCTTTTGGCTTTTTCTTCTTAGCGATTCCCGCCTCTGATAGAGCAATTGCTAATGCTTGCTTCTTATCTGTAACGACAGGACCTTTTTTAGAGCCAGATTTTAGTTTGCCAGCCTTGAACTCGTCATAGACTTTGCCGACCTTGTCGCTTTGCTTCTTGGTCTCTTTTTTCTTAGTCGACTTCTTTTTCATCATGTTCCTAATTTATAGGTGCTAGCGGTCATTATCCTACTAACACCTATTGGATAGAGATCTACTTGCTAAAACATACGTGGTTCAACGTTCTTCTTCTTACGTTCGTAATCAGTTTTCTCGTTGTCCATATTAATAGGCTTGCCAAGTATCGCATAAGCGATATTAGCAGCTTTTTTATTAGGTCTAGGTCCTTGTGCCATATTAATCCATCCTAAAAGGGTCAAAGGGTTGTGCCACTGACTCTAGCTTTCTGACGAAAGACTTTTGTGGAAGATTAGAAGGTTCGCTCATAGCATTAGGAACCTTACGGCTATCTAACAGCTGACGCCTATCTTCAGGATCACGCGGAAGTAATAAGAATTCAAATTCTTCCATAGTTATCCTTTTAGTTAAGCTTAGCTGGTTTGTAGCCTGGGCTTCCCTTGATTCTATCAGCTTTGATCTGCTCATCGATTCCAGCAACATCATCCTTCATTTCCATGTAGCAATCGCTGTATGGATCTGGGTATGCCATTCTTTTGCTAGCAAGAGGAAGACCAGCAAACTCGCCGCCTTTTTTCATTCCACCATCTTTATACTTTGACATGTTACTGTCCTTTATAGAAACGGCTAACACTTTACGTGCGCCAGGTTATTAACCTCTATCTATTGAGCAGGACCACCCTGTTCAACTTGAGGATTTATTTCTTATTGCTAGCCTTGCAGCTGTTCCTGCATTTGATTCTGCAGATTCTCCTTTAGCCCGCCAGCAACTTCATTTTCTTTGGTTCTAATCTCTTCTTTTCCACTTGCTGTTTGGTCAGGATTTGTTCTTAGCATCTGAGCCAGCATAACAAGTTCTTTAAGATTCGCCATGTCCATACTTTCAAGTTCTTTCATAGCCTTAACTTTAGAAAGAAGTGCATCATCTTCATTCTCAGCAGCCTGTGATCTTCTTTCGACCGCAAGAGCTTCATTTTCTTCAACTCTGCTGATCCTCTCAAGACCCAGCCCCTGGTCGCTGACTGCACGAGCTTTATTAAGTTCGATCTGAGATTGTAGCATTTCCATTTGAGTTTGCTGTTGTGCCTGTTGTGATTCAGCCTGTTGTTGCTTCTCTTGTTCAATAGCTTTAATAAGATCGCTCTTATTTTGCATAGTGGAAGCTTCAAGGATAACTGAGTCAGGTATCTGCATTCCCATTTCACGCAAGTATATAAGTTGAGAAAACTGCATTTGTTTCTGGGTGCTCGTCAGTAACCCCTCCTCTACCACGCAGTCATATCTACCAAATGTCTTATTGTAGAACTCTTCTGTTGGCTCTTCTTTCTCTAGGATGTTTTTAATCTTGCCAGGAGTAAAGTTCATCTGAATAAGCTCTATCATGATCTTGCCAAGTATCTTTTGAGAGCCATCAAGATTATCAAATAAGATCTGCAAGGTAGTAAGACCTGCGCCCTGTCTCAACTGAGATAGAATGCCCGCTTTATCATCAGTAGCAGAACCGAGAAGTTCTTCATTAACACCAGAAATCTGAGCCATTTCATTACCAAGTATGTTCGTTATCTCAATGGATGATTGGGGTATATTAACTGGGGTTATTGGTATTATATCGCCCGGCTGAGCATGCATTTTAACTACTAAGTTCTTGCCCTCACCTCTTAATGATGACGCATCTTCTGGATTAACCAAGACACCTTCTTTAAAGATGTAACCAGTGGTAATGGTAGATTCCATTTGCTTGAGCTGGATAATCATTCTTCTGTTATATAAGAACTGAGAATCACGTAATTGGCGAACAATTCCTTGTAAACGTAGATTATAATATTGAAGTTCAGGATAGTAGTAAGCAAATACCGGAACAAAAGGAAAAGAATCGAGTCCAGAAGGCTGTGGTCCAGAGAAGAATATCTTCCCTTGGATGATTATAGCCAGTTTAACTGTTGGTATCTCTGTATTTATAATCTGTATTTGTGGGTAAGCTTCTACGAACTCTTTTAGCTTGCTTTTATCACTACTACGCCACTCTTGAGTCTCACCAGTCTCTGTATCAACTAAGAGAGTCTGTTTACGGTAATCCCTATAATAAAACTCGTCATAAGCAAGCAAGTCTCTAGAAGAAAACGAGCTTTTCTCTGGCATATAAGAAAAGTTACTATCAGTACCAAAGCTTCCAGACATCATTTCTATCTCTTCACGGTGATCAGGAAGAAGAGATATGCACTCACGCTTAGTTAAGAATGATCTTTTTATTATACCATTACAATCAGACAGATCAGACTTTCTAAAAAATGGATCAATGAGAAAGCTATTATAGGCACAGTTA